AATTCAATTGTTTTTGCTTGAATTGGATTTTTAGGTTCAGTCAACATAAAGTCTTGTGAAAAATCCCACTCCAAACAAGTCGGCAACACACACTTTATACCATCTGTTATAATTTCTGATAATGGTATATTACAAAAACGGTCAATGTCCATGTAGAGACCACCTTCATTATATAATTTAAAGAGCCTCCATAGATCAGTTTTTTCAACTATATGTATATCTTTAATTAAATTATAATCTCTTTTATTTAAAACATTTTTTAGATATTCATCTACATCATTATCATCATGTACTGTAACAGTCCAGTCAGGATTCAAATCAATTAGTTTGCGCAAACCATTGACAATGAGTGGTGATTTACTGTCGACCACATCTTTAGTCTTCCAAGCAACGTGTGCAATTTTAGGTATGGAACTCATTATAAATACATGTATGAATAAAAATCTATATGATATCTTAGGCGTTTCTAAAAATGCAACATTTGAAGAAATTAAAGCCAAATACAAATCTCTTGCTCAACAACATCATCCAGATAAAGGTGGCGATCCTGAAATATTCAAGGAAATAAAAAACGCCTATGAAGTTTTAAGTGATCCTGTTAACAGGAAAAAATACGACACCACAGGCCACTACGAATTTGGTACAAGTCTCCGTGATCAATCTCTAGAACAACTTAGTCGGTTATTTTTCAATTTACTTTCGAACATTAATCCTGATCTTGATGATTTAATACTAATTATGAAAAATGAAAGCAGACGAGAAAAAGAAAACATTAATGGTAATATCAATGCTTGTAATGCACAAATGTTTAAATTAAAAAAAATAATCAATAAAATTAAAAAGAAAAAAGATGATGGTGAAAATTTGTTAAAAATGTTTGCTGAAAACAAATTAAAAATGCATCAAAATGAGTTACAAAATTTTGTTAGGCAAATACAAATAGTTGATAGTGTAATTGAAATACTGGAAGAATACCAATATGGTGATGTGTCAATTTTACTCGAATCATTTGTAAATCCTGAATCTGTTCCTCATAACAATTAATGGTGCCCCAACCATGACTCGAACACGGGACCTACTGATTACAAATCAGTTGCTCTACCAACTGAGCTATTAGGGCTCTTTTTTGCAACTGCCATGACAACTGCCATGATATAGTCCTTAAAGAATTTGGAGCGGTGGTCTAGATTCGCACTAGATGAGTAAGTTGGACACCTACTCTGGTTCTATACCCCGACCGCATATGTAATACTATAACATTATATAGTGTGATTGTCAACACTTATTTGTGGTATATTTAACCATGCTATTGGTTCTGGCTTGAGTGGTGCATCCGGATTACGAATATCACTAAACACTTCCCACAATTTTTCTTTGATAGCAAATTTGGTAAACAATCCTGTTGATAATCCAAAAGCTTCAATTTCCCATGGCTCATCATAGTAATTTAAGTTTTCTGTAATTTTTTGGCCTCTCCAACGAGTGCCATATTCATTCATTTCATTATAGGCATATTGTTTAACATGAATCATTTCATGTGCTAATGTTTCTAGTATATCATGTGAACCTATAACCGGATTCAATTCTATTTGAAATTCTCTAGGTTTATTGCTTTCGTTGTAGTTCAATACATCAGCATAACCCAAAACATCAAGTTTAGAGTTAAATTTAATCCGAACACATATATTTTCTAACATCTTAGGTGTCATCAATTGTTCAGCATAAAAAATAGCTGCACGTTTAACAAATGGTCGAAAACGTTTTTTATCGGGACATCCGATTATACTGAGTTGCATCTGAGGTTTCTCCTGTGAAAACCAACTAACACTTCTCAAATATTTAGGTACTATTTATTTTTCACCAGGTAAAATCTGTTCTACTGGTATACCACATTTATTTAAGAAGTCTATGCCGATGGTATCTCGATACGAATTACGGTAATATACCTTTTTAATACCAGCGGTATAGACTTGTTTTGCACAATGAATACATGGAGCATGTGTCAGGAACATGGTGGAACCATCTCCAGATTCACTACTTTTGGCCAGTTTGGCGATGGCATTAGCTTCTGCATGGATGACTTCATCCTTGGTTTTGGTGATAGTTCCACCATCTTCTAGGTATTCTACCACCTCTTCACATTCATTGGTCCAGCCTGCAGGCATGCCATTGTAACCAATTGATATAATCCTATCATCTTTGACGATAATAGCACCAACCTGTAATCGTTTTGCGGACGATAACTTGGCAAATCTTTCTGCCACATCCATATAAGCGTTAATAAATTTTTGTTTCATAGTTTTGGTGGGCCTTGTAGGACTCGAACCTACGACCAAAGGATTATGAGTCCTCTGCTCTAACCAACTGAGCTAAAGGCCCCTTTGGTTACCAACTCCCGTCATCAATCCATACACGAATTGTTATTGGTAAAAATTCAATAATATAAGAAGTTGTTACTTCCCAAGCATCATTCTCACTACCTTTACTAAAATCAATTCTCCAATGAAATGGATTTAATTTTAGTGTAATATTACATCCAGAATATTTTAACCAATTCATTTTAAAATTTCTGCAATAGGTTCATTAATGTTAAATTGACTACGGATATATTTGTCTTTTAACATTTCTGGAATAATTGTATGTGGTTCTTCTAACATAAACGGACAAGGACCTCCCCATTTATTATGGGCCAAAAACGATTTAAATATTTCCAAATCTTTTTTATCTTTTGGATCAAAAGTTCTTTTTTGATTTTTCGTCAATTGGTAATTTGTAAGAATTGTCATTTTACATATTCCATACTATCTTTTTTCATATAATGAACTATCTGATTCTTTTTTGAATCAGGTACTTCTCTAACAACAGCAATAAATTTTTCGCCATCGATTTCTTCGATTGGCCAATTGGAATATGTATAGAAGATATCCGTACCATTTCTAGCACGAACTTTTTTGAGAATTGATTTCACTTTTTTCATAATATGTACCATTATAACATAGAATAGGGGGTCTGTCAAGAGCCCCCTACATGTTTACCGACTTTTTGGATAATTCAACTGATCCCATTCCTCATCGGTTACGGGCCACCAGTTCATCATATACTCTTTTCTTTGATGGTAATTCTTTTAATGGTGTCTTGAGCCTGCACAAGGTTTTCTAACCACACACGCAACATACCATTTACCATTTCGGCTTGACCGATTTCAATCTTGTCAGCCAATGTAAATGAACGTGAAAAATTACGATTAGCGATTCCTTTAAAGAGGAAATTTTCTTCTTCTTTAAGTTCATCTTCTTTTGCAGAGCCTTTGATGACCAATTTATTACCTTCAAGAGTTACTTCAATATCAGACTTGGCGAAACCAGCAACTGCCAATTCAATGACATACTTGTTTTTGCTTACTTGTTTGATATTGTATGGGGGATACGATGATACATTCTTGGTTACATTTTTGGTTACTTCTTCAATGTCTTTGAAGAATTTATCGTAGCCAACGGTGAATGGATCCAACGTTTTGTGAAAGTCAAATAGACTTGGTATACCACTTGGTAATAGACTTGTAGTCATGTTTATGTGCTCCTTAGTTAAGCGAGTTAATCAAAATTATAGGCCCCTGAGGCACCTACATCCATATTTATAACACATTTTAATTCAAATGTCAATACTTTTGATATTAAAAATTATCTTTTTTAACTTTATTACCAATATTATATTTTGGTATTAATTGCCATTCACTCTTTTCTTTGTGTGAAAGGATCTTGATTTGTGATAGAAATATTGGTTCTGGTGTTTGTGTGGATTTTTTATCTACCAAAGTTGTTAGACCCCAATCTTCCAATAAATTAGCAATTGCGTTTCTACGGGAAAGGTCATTCTCACTAATATCGGTTGGTTTGCCATCTAAAGCAAACAATTCTTTAAAATGCACAATGTAATATCTACCTTGCTTGTGTAAAATGTGGCAAGATTGATATAGTATTTTTTCTTTTTTGGAAGCGACTCCAATACGGGTGAGTGTTTCTCTGACTTTTAGGAAATCATCTTGTTGATTCAAAGTCACTTCAACTAAATCAGTAATGTTAATCATATTCCGCCTTTGTCTGTTTTTCTTTTTATTTCAGCGATCTGTTCATCAGTAAGAAGTCGTAAAGCCTCTTTGGCTTTCTCATTGGAATAACCAAAATATATCTTTATACATTCTATATTCTTGTCGACCTCTGATTTCTGCCACGGTTGGAATTTCCGTTTCATTGGTCTGATGGTATTTAGAAGATATTGATATTGAAGGTCTTTTTCTAAACTTGGGTGTTTGTTGAGTTCGTTGACATATAAAACACAGTCCATGTGATAGGACAAGGCTCGGTTGATGATATATGAGTTATAATCTTTATAATCCAACTCATCACGAAATACGTTTTTTTTCTTCTCCAGTATAGATGGTATAATTTCTTTAAATAAATCTGGCATCTTAATACTCCGATACCGTATACTTCATCATTTCTGTCAATGTGTCATCATCAACTTTTTGAATAGGAGTAACTGATTCTTGTTCGATGTCAATCAAAACCATATCACGACCATCTTTGGTGTAATAGTTTCTTGTTTTGAATGTTTTTGGATCAACTTTAAATAACCAACCAGCATACTTATAATTATGGCGAGCTGCTGGTACCGTGACAAAATATAATTCATCTACGCCACGACATTTGCGTAATTGATTTGGTTTGATTGTGATTGCTTTTTCTTTGATAAAAGGCACTTGTGTTTTTACTTCAATTGTTTTACCATCACCCATCAAATCTTTTTTACTATCGAAATGATTGAGTGCTTGCTCAACAACAACACCTTTTTTGGACAAATAGTTACTAACATATTTCTCACCCATACGGCCGAGAATATCCATCATCTGTGAACGGTCCATAATTTCTCCTATTTAAAGGAACAATCAACCATGATTTCTGTTAAACAGGCTATCATATTGATTTCGTGGTCAGCCACAAAGGCGGATTGATATTGATACTTGGCGAGAATCAAAACTAGTTGTGGTACTGAATCTGGAGTTAATTCTTCGTATAAAGAATCATACAGTTTTCGATACACTTTGATCGGATCATTATCTAAATTGTTAGTGACCCATTTACGAGCAGATGAGAAATCTTTTTCTTTGAGAGCTTTGATTAAAACTTCGAGTTGAATATCAGCAACATTAGAGAGGATACCAGAATCAATGGTACCAGATACCGAGTATCGTTGCAATTCATTAAGAATTCTACGATGGTCTGGAAAATGTTTTGTAATGACTGCCGCAACGACATCTTTTGAATATTTGATTCCTTCTTGTAAAAGGATGTTTTCAACCCGCTTAAAAAATTGTGACGCCAGTTTTGGTTTAGAACCGTTGATTTTAAAATCGATAACGGAGCAACGAGAATGAATCGGATCGATAATACGATTTTTGAAATTACAGGTGAAGATGAATGAGCAGTTTGATGCAAATTCTTCAATGGCTCCCCGTAAAGCAGGTTGAGTTGAATTAGGGTTGAGATAATCAGCCTCATCAATGATGACAACTTTTCTGCCGCCCATGAGCGACATTGAAGAAGCATAATTTTTGATTTTGTTACGCAGGACATCAATGCCAGACTCATCAGAGCCATTGATGATAATGTAATCGCAACCAATCTCATTACACAATGCTTTAGCAACTGTTGTTTTTCCAACACCTGCCGTACCAGATAAAAGAAGATTTGGTATTTCTTTTCTCTTAACGTACTCCTGAAAAGTTTCCTTGATTGCATCCGGAAGAATACATTCTTCAATTGTTTTTGGTCGATACTTCTCGACCCATAATAAATGTTCCATTCAAAACTCCCATAATATAATATACAACAACTACAATTATTGCAATTCACCTTGAAGCATACCAACAACTTCAATAAAGCTCATATCAACCACCACATTACCTGTGGTGGTATTAATAACAGTAAATTCACCTTCTTCAGTTTTTGAAATAAACACCACAACAACAAAATTAGGATTTACGGCAATAGTTTGTTTTGTTTGTGCATCTCTAAAATTTAATAACATCTTACTCTCCAAATTTAGAATATTTGGCTTCAGTTGCAACAAAATACTGAATAGCTTGATTCTTATTTTTAAATAAAGAAAGACCTTTGGATGAAATTTCTACATCGTAGGAACCAGGAATCATTTTTAAATTTTCAGTTAAGAAAACCATTTTAAATTTTTGGCCATTGCCAGCCGCAACTTGAATTGTATTGGTATCGGCCGATGAATCTTTGACATCACAACTTGTCAAATTAATATCGCCACCATCAGATTCCACGACTAGGTTAGGCGACTGTAACACATTCGTGATTTTAATAATAGAATCAAAATCATCTTTGGTAAGAGCGAAAGTGATATCAACTGAAGGTAGTGTCAATTCTTTATCAGGTGGAATCAAAATGCTTTCTTTTTCTGTTTTGCGATACTTGGTTTTATTACGACCAAAGTTAAAGATAATATTAATATCATCAAAATCAATATCTGTATCTTTGCCAATTGAATGAATCGTCAAAAACTTATTTAAATCATACACACAAAAATCTTGTGGAAAAGAATCTTTCAATGTGGCTTCTGCCAAAACATTTTTTCCGGTAGAAATTGTTTTGATTTTATTGCCAGCTTTGAATTGAATGCCAGAATTTAATTTGGCAAAGTTTTGTAATACTGTTAGTGTTTCACTTGATAACTTCATTGTTTTCTCCATTATAAAAATTACTGCTTCGAATATATTGTATCATGTTCATACAGAAACATCAAGCAGCACATTGCGTGTGCCAAGTGATGTTTACCAGATTCGGGATCATTAATTTCTCCTTCTTTCCAAGCCCACAAATGCCGTTGCATTGCATCAAAATACCTACGCTTAGAATCTGGTACATACTTCCAATTATCTGGTTCATATTTCTCTGCACCAAACGTAAGTATTTCAACCGTTGCTTTTAGTGCTGCTGGCGGTAATAATCCATATTGTAATTTACCGCCATCAAATTTTCGGCCACCAGTGGTTGCATTTTGTGAAGCTCTTACTTCATCAACAATCTTATAACCAAAAGGACCACTCATATCACTCATTACATTTCTCCAACAAAATTAGCCACAGCTGGCATATCTCCTTGAAAATGATATGTGCCAATATGCGAGGTTTTCATCCAAGGACATAAATGAATTGTACCACCAATCTTACGCCACATTTGGCAGAACATATAATCTTCTGACAAGTAACGATCAGAACCACCGCCAACAATGCTGTCTTTTGTATCAATAACTGTATCAAAGAAAGCGTGAATGTATCGTGTACCATCAAAGTGTGCTTGGCCAACATGGTCTGGTTTGTAACGAATCATTGGATATGCTTCTTCCATTTTTTTAAACACATCACGTTTAATCATCATAAAACCTGTGCCAATTTCTAACACTTCTAATGGTTCTGTAACGCTAAATTGTGCTGTGCCTTTTACTGGATTAAAAACATAATCACCAGTGAGTTTTTCTAATGTTTGTGCATCAATATCTGGATTCTTTACTACAGCAGTTTTGACTGATTTCCATTTGATTGCTTTTTTAGGATAAGGACCACCAGAAACATCTTTGTCCATGGCCAATAAGGCAATTACATCTTGTGGATTAAAGTGAATATCTGAATCAATAAACAGCATATGAGTACATTCAGAACGATGAATATATTCATCCACCAAATAATTTCTTGCACGAGTAATTAACGATTCATTGAAAAGAAATGAAAATTTCACTTGCACTCCATATTGCATACAAAGACCTTGCAAATCTAAACAAGCTTTCATGTATAGACCATGATTCATACCACCATACATTGGCGTGGCCACGAACAGGCTTTTCTTTTGTAATTCTTCTTTTTTAATTGAAATTTCCATTTGTTCTCCGAAAATAAAAAAAGAGGAGTTCGTTAATGATACTCCTCTATAACCGATAGCTTAGTTAAAACTATAACCAGCAGATAATGCTGCACGAACCATAGCTTTGGTTGGTTTACCAATGCGATAGGCACGAACCTTTGTGCCATCACCACGGCGAACTGTGTTGGTGTAAATGCAGTGACCTTCTTGACGTAACTCATCAACACGAGCAGACACGTTTTGAATACCAAAACGAGCACGAGCTTGTGCTACAGTTAGGGTGTTGTAACCTTCAGATTTACTCAAGAAATTGAGGATCTTTTGTTTGGCTGATAATTGCTTCTTCATATAAAACTCCATAGTAAGTTAATAAAATAACCTTGCTTATTGCAAGTTCTCACATCATAACATTATATATGTGTGTGTGTCAAGTATAATGATGGTATACTTGTTTATCTGCCAACTTGTGGCAAATACTTGGCCTTGGTTTTTTCCCAAGATAAATCAATTAAATCGTCATAGAAAAGTGTTTCATATGAAACCTTGTTTTTCTTTTGTAGTTGCCGAATACGACCTTTGGCATATTTGGTTTTCCAAATATTACTCAAAGCTTCTTCACTGGTATCAAATGATTTCACCAGTTCATCTTCTGTAATCTCCTTACGGAGAAATTCATTAGTATTATTATAGAGAGGACTAAAATAGATGCCTCTCTGATGTTCAGTACGAATCAATTCTTTTGGTATCTGTAACTTAGAATAAGCAAAGTTTAATGAACGATTCTTGTGGTCACGTTTAAGTGGCAATCCTTGAGTGTTCTTGGCTTCCCACCATTCAAAATATTTACGAGTATGATTTTCTTTAATCCAATCAAATACAATTCTTTTGGTTGCTCTTGATGGTTCAAAGGCAACTGAACCTGATGAAAACCCCATTGGATTCCAATGTTCAAGTCCATCATACTGTGATAATCCGCCGGCTTTTGTTTTACCATACAATGATGTTGTGGTAACTCCAGCAAGAACATCACCATACTGTCGCTTCCAATCTTTCTGAACTGTATCAGATAAACACATCAATGCCAGTAATTTGCCACCCATGTAATTAAAACCAAGTGGTTGTAACGGAACGATGGTGGATCCAATTGCCGTATGATTAATCATATGTTGCTGTGTCTTAACATCTCTCGACCATCCGATTGCATTATCTCTCGGAGTCAAGTCCAGAAAGTCTGAGGAGATACAGATAACACCAAGATATTTGCCTGATACTTTATCGGTAAGAATGTAAAATAGATTACGACCAATGTTAGAATTGTTCTTCATTGTGGAAGAAAAGGTACGAATGGCATTCCATCTCTCTGCTTCAGGTCCATTTGAAAGAACCATAATTGGTTGTAACTTTTCATAATCATCCGGATCTTTTGGTGTCCAGAAATTGGCTTTAACTTCGTTAATCATATCTCTTTGGCTAGGATCAACCATTTGCATTTCTTGACCCCACAAAGTGGAAACTTCGTGTTGTGGATATCGTTCTTTTACTTCACACCATTTTTGATATAAAGTATACTCACGTACATCCATTTGAGAGGCATATGTTAAGTCCTCAATTAGGACTTTCTTCATTACATCTTCATCAATGTGTTCAAATTTTTCAGCAGGATTTTTTTCTTGCCAAGTTTGCCATTGCTCTTCTACATATTCAATAGGAGTTGCCATTATTTCATTTTCATCTTTTTCATTAATTTACTTCTTTTTTGTAAACCAGATTGCAATGCCATTGGTTTAGTTTTACTAGTATACACTATTCCATTCATGTGGTCAAGCTCATGTTGAAAACAACGAGCAGATATGCCAGAAAAAGTGGCACCTTTCCATTCTCCATTAAAATCTTGGTAACGAACTCCTATTTCTGCCGGACGAGTAATTCTTAAACCTAATAATGGAAAAGAAAGGCAACCTTCAATCATGTGGTTTTCTTCTTTTGATATATTAATAATTTCAGGATTAAAGAATGCCACATAATCATCATTGGTACCCATTACAAAAACTCTATATTTAAATCCGCATTGGTTGGCAGACAACCCATAACCACGATAATATTTACAACTTTCTACCAAAGTAGAAGCAAACAAACTAGGATTAACCGGCGGATTATTAAAATCAAATTCTGGCATAACTTCAGTTAAAATTAAATCGGTTTCTGGCACCAATTTAAAAATGTTAATTTGTTTTTTTGGTTCAGAAATTTTTACCGCATCTTCGGTATTAAACGTAATTATATCACTCATTTTGCCACCTGACTAAAATTATTTTTCTTTTCAAATTTAATAATTGACCTGAATTTATCAAACAACTGGTCGCCCTTATGGGATATGACAAATATATTTGTGTCGTTACCCATTTCATGAATCAACTTCAAAAACTCCTCTGTGCCAACACCATCTAATGATGAATCAAACACTTCATCAAGTATCAACAGATTAGTATTGGTAGAATTCTTTAACTTGGCTATCTGTCGCCATGTAAACAATAGTGCCAAGTCAATACGCATCTTCTCACCTTCTGAGAAATTAGCATAACTAAACTCATCACGGTGTCTTGATTTAATTGTTTCTTCAAACGATTCATTGATATTGAAGTTCACAAAGAAATCCATGGCCGTCAAATACTTATTAATCAATTTATTCATAATAGGTAAGTATTGACGAATAATCTTAGTCTTAATGCCAGTATCTTTTAGTAGGTTGCCGGCAAATTCATAATATTGTTTCTCTGATGCCAATTGCTCTTGTTTGGTAACCAATGTAGCCAGTTCTGTTTTAAGTTCTTTTAACTTGGCATTTTCTTCTTCTAGATTATCTTTACGATTAGATAACTCGTTAATTTCACTTTGTAACTTACCAATAAAATTATTAACGGCTGTGATAGTTGAATTATGTTTTACAACTTCGTTATTGTGTGCTTGTATGTGTTGTAGTATCTTTTGTATGGCATCAATTCTATCACTTGTTTCTACAATTTGTTTTGCAATGTCCGTTAATGCATCATTAACTTCAACCTTAGTTCCGTTTAATGTGGTAATTTGTTGTTCTCTAAACTCTTGGTTGATGCCTTGTTTGCAAGTAGGACAATCACTATTATCGTGATAGAATCCTACCTCTTTTTCAATCTTCTTCAAACGAGATTCTAATTTAGATTCTAGATGAACCAGTTTGCCACTCTTTTTTTGCATGGCCATTTGATCCGAAATCTTACTGTTTAATACATCAATATGTTTTTGGATCAATTCAATGTCTTTGGTTAATTTTTTAACCTGTTCTTCTGAGTCGGCAATATCTTTTTGTTTTTTTTCAATCTCAGCATTATTATGTTTACGGTGTTCTTCAATACTTTGTTTTTGAAAGTTAATCTTTTCAGATGTTAAATCCATTTCATATTTGTTTTTGGTAGAAGTATCTTTAATGACAGCCATCTTCTCTTTGACTACACCATTCATAGATGAAAAGATTTGAATGTCCAGTAAGTCCTCAATGATTGCTCGTCTATCTGCTGGAGATAATTGCATAAATGGAACAAATGAAGCCGAACCAAGAATCACCACTTGAGTAAACGATTTATAATTTAATTTGAGAATAAATTTTTCTAAGTGTTCTTGATAATCTTTGGCTTTAGCATCTTGGTCAACCAGTATGCCATTACAATATACCTCAAATGTATTTGGTTTAATACCACGAATTACTTTGTATTGTTTTTTACCAATAGAAAATTCAATCTCAACTATACAATCTTGTTGATTGATGGAGTTAAGTAATTGTGGTTTATTGATTTTACGAAATGGTTTACCAAAGAGACCAAAACACAAGGCGTCTAGTATTGTAGATTTGCCTGCACCATTATTACCAATGATAAGTGTATTTGGTGATTTGGTTAGATTGATTTCAGTAAAGTTTAATCCTGTTGAAAGAAAATTCTTCCAACGGACTTTTTCAAATTTAATCATGCCTGTTCTTGGTTCAATGCCTCAACATATAAT